CACATATACTTGATATATTTAACAACATTTCTTTAGCTCTCTTATGTACATGTTCATCAATACTTATCATTACATTCTTTTTACTCATATATAAGATATATACTATGCCTTTATAAATGTATAGTAAGTATTCTAAACATTTTCGCCTTTGCTATATCTATCTATATATATATATATATGATTTTATATAGATAGATATCTAACTAAGAAACGATCTATTTACCTTGAGATATCTATATTAATAGCTATCTATTTATATATATTACTATAACGGCATATATACGATTTACCAAACACCCCACACCACCCCTTCTTGTCTTTGAATTACTAAAATAGAACTTTTTATCTAATCGCTATCTTTATATAATCTGCTTACTTCAGATCCGTACGGATCTGAAAGGTATTAATCATTATTATTTACCCCTCATAGATAAAAAGTCCTTACGATTTTCCACTGGAAATCAAGGTCTTTTGTAAATACCTGCATTTCCTATGGACAGATAGGGTATATAGCCATTTATAGCCATTCTACTGATAGCACTATTTACACTATTTCTATTAAATAAATATCTATTCTATATATATAAATACTCATTTTAAGCCATTCTAAGCAACGATTAATATATATACAATGTATAGTACGCTATATATAATAAATATATATAGTAGTATAGTACCATACATAGATAGATCGTACAGTACAGAGCTTATATGAGCTTATATACCGACGTTAGCAAGGGGGGGATTTAGGGGGGGTATATCCACCAGAAAATTATTTATAAATTATATATATTTAAAAAGATTAAAAAGTTTTTTAATTGAATGGAAGTGAAATGGAAATATAAAACAATAGATCAATGGCAAAAGGATGTACTAGCAACTAAGAGAAATTTTATCTTAATGTGTGGTAGGCAAGTTGGTAAATCAGAAGTTATTGCTAAGAAGATTGCAGATTTCCTTCTTAATAACTCTAAGAAGAAGATCCTAATAGTAAGTGGGGTAGAAAGACAAGCATCAGGGCTATATAACAAGGTTTTAGGCTATCTACAAACAGACTTTGCCAAATATCTAAAGAAAGGCAAGGATAAACCATTAAGGACTAAACTAATGCTTAAGAATGGTTCAATATTAATTACAGAACCCGTAGGAATAGATGGGAGTGGTGCAAGACAGCACACTTTAGACGGAGTAATCTTTGAAGAAATGCAACTTATACCAGAAGAAGCTTTTACTGCAATAACTCCAATGATGCTTACAACTGGGGGCTTTATGTGGATGCTTGGTACAGCTTGGAGTACAGAGGGCTATGTTTACGATAGACTATCAGACCCAGCATTTGAAGTCTTTAGAATTAACGCCGAAGAAGTGGCAAAGATAAGACCAGAACCTCAAAGAACATTAATGAACACATATTTAGAGAAAGAGAGGGAAAGACTAACAACTGCCCAATATCAACAAGAATATTTAGCAATACCCTCAGACTTAACAAGGCAGATCTTTCCAGATAAACTTATTGCAAAGATCTTAAACGCAAATAGACCAAATTCAATTAATAGATCAAATGATTATGTATGTGGTATAGATCCAGCTGGTTTAGGTTCAGAGGACGGATCAATATCAATCTTCAAAGTAGGAGAAGATAAGCTAATTCAAACAGATCATATAATTACAACAAACCTATATACAACACAAACAACAGACAAAATAATAACATTAGAACACCAACACGAGTTTCAGAAAATATATGTAGATGATGGGGGTATTGGCTTTGGTGTATTCTCTGAACTACTAAAGGAAGATGAAACAAAATACAAAACAATCCCATTAAACAACGCATCAAGACCACTTGATTACAAAGACGAAAAGAGAAAAACAATTCTAGGAGAGAATATGATCTTTAATCTTCTTAACATGATGGAGAAAAATCAAATCTCTTTACTTCAAGATCCAGAAATCCGTGAAAGCCTAAAGTCTTACAAGTTTGAATACTCAAAGACTTCTAAAAAATTAATTATAACTTCAAATTACAACCATCCGGTACAATCTATAATGAGAGCAGCCTGGCATCTACAAAGCAAAAATTTAAAACTACAAGTATTCTCTATTAATGTATAAGAAATATGACAAAAGAAATCAAAGTAAAAGATCAAGAAGGAAAAGAAGAAGCTTTAAATCTTAAAGAAGAAGATTATGCACTTGTAAGAGCCATTCAAGATTTAACAAGAGCAATTGAAAGGATGTTTTATAAATAATGGCAGAAGAAGGAACACTTTGTATTAATGGAGATGTAGAAAAGAAAGCTGGTGCAAACGCTAGTGCAACAAGTACAGCAGAAGCATATACAAATGTATATATTAAAGAAGCAGAAGCTCAACTAGCAACAGCTGCAAGATATGACTTTGTAAGTAATTACGCAAGTGTTTCAACAATAGGAAAAGAAATCTTAAGAGATGCAGCATCCAGCTATGCAGCAGTTCAAGCAATCAATTATAATATGGCAGGGTTCACAAGTAGGCAAGAAGCTTTGACAATGGTAAATATATTATGGGCTGGTTTCCAAAAAGCTTTAACACTATTAGACAAAGATAATAAATTCTTAGACTTTGTAATAACTGGATCTGGGGGTAATGACAACGACTAAATGGCGGATCAATTACCTGTAAACTTTTCAATCCCAAATGAAACTTTAATATCAATAGGTGCAACAGACTTTGTTACTGGGAAGGGTAGTGTCGATTTCTTCTTTGGAACAGTGGGTGGGTCAAATAGATTAAGCCAAACAGCCTGGTATTCAGATTTAATATTTAAACCTGGTACGGTAAGTGTAAGCGGAACAGCAAACCAATCTTTAGATGAAGATTTTGATATTGATTTTCATAAACCTGTAACAATGGAAGGGGATGCTATTGCTACTATATGTTTTGCAATAACTAATGATGAAGCAATTACAGACCCAGAAGTTTACCCAATAGTTAAAATTAGAAAATGGGATGGAAGCACAGAAACAGAAATTGTAAGCGTAACAGGAGTGACAAAAGTTCCTAAAATGGATAGCGTAAGTGTAACAAGAGCAGGAATATTTGCTTTAAAATTAACAATCCCAAAAACAACTTTTGCCCCTGGAGAATTTTTAAGAGTAAGTGTAGAAATGTGGCAGAAGTCAAATGCAACAAGTGATCTAGAAAGCGTTTTCTTATGTGATCCTAAAGGAAGATTAAAACACCCCTCGGAACTAGTACAGGCACAATGGGGTCATGGAAGTTCACAGATGGATTTAACAAATGTGCCTGGGGCAATAACCACAAGTAAAATACAGATCCCTTTTAAAATAGATAGATAATGGCAACACTAAATATAAGTTCAGCAACAACAACAAACTTTTCAAATCAAGTACCAGATTTTATAGTGGATAGTATAGCACTAGATAATGCAAGTTCAAATCAAGACGAAACATATTGGTACTTCTCAAACGCACAGAAGTATTTAGGATATTACCATAAAGTTTCTGCAATATTTAATGCAGCAAATGCTTTAGCAACTTGGACAGTAAGTAGAGGATGGAAAGCTTCCGATCCAGAACTTAAAGCACAACTAGACCATGTAAAAGGGGCTGGAAAAGATAGCTTTACTAAAATGATGTGGAACCATCAAGTCATGAAAGTAATTGTAGGGGATGCTTTTATGGAAGTTAAAAGAAATAAGAAAGGAATTATTTTAAACATGATCCCAATAAGTCCAGAAAGAGTAAGACTTGTTTTTAATAAATCTGGAATGATTAAAAGATATGATACTTGGAATGGTAGTGATTGGAAAGCAATTGACAAAGATAATATGCTACATTCCCAAAACAAATTAATTGGGGATCAAATGCATGGTACAAGCCAGATAGAACCAAGTTTACAAGATGTAGATGCAATTCAAGAAGCACTATCAGATGAAAGAATAATAAAACATAGAGATAAAGCTTTAGGAATAGCATATTACCAAACAGATAAAACCAATAAGATATCTTATGCGAACCAACAAATAGAAAACGCAGTAAAGAATGGGGAGATGGTAGGGTTACCAGAGGGGACAGTAAAAATAGAACC